ACAGCAAAGCTCCAGGGAAAAATGTCTACGTAGGGTCCTGTTTTGTGCGGAATGCCTGGATTGGCTCTGAGATAGAATCTTCCACCCGGTGCCAGTAGTTCCACACACTTGGCAAATCGACGTTCTAGGTATTCCCGACTGTTAAAATTGATTGAGCCTAGCGCAATGATCACATCGTGTGATCCAGGTCGCACATCATAGTCCAGGATGTCTACTTCGTAATCAGCAGCATCATTGTAGGGATCAATGCCCACAAGATTGTTGATGCGCCCTTTGAATGGATGATAGCCGCAGCCCACGTCCAATACAGATTTGGAATTGAGTTTGTTAATTTCATCTACCAAGGCCCAGCCCGAATGATCATACTCTGCAGTACGAGGGCGCCACATCTCACTGAAAAATCTGTGGATGTAGCGCTCTGACAGATCTTCTACAATGTCAGTCACAGTGCCCACATAATCAGATTTCAGCTGTAGTTCGTGCCACATGGCATCGCAAAACTTGCGATAGCGAACTGGGGTCCAAGGCAACTCATCCACCCTGGTATCAGCGTTGATAGAAATTTTTGCATACTTGGGTAAATCAAACGCAGTCTGCAAATTTTTTGTGATTAAGGCAAAAATTTTGGTGTTCATAAAAAAATTTGGTAAGTAAAACTGATTTTACACACTATTTAAAGGAGAAATTATCGTGTTTAAAAAATTGTTCACCGCTTTGGCCTTTGTGCTGCCTGTCATAGCCTGGGCATGGCAACCAACAAAACCAGTCACAGTGGTATTTCCCAATGGGCCTGGTGCCGGCAATGAAATTTCATTTCGCATTGTGGCTGACATTGTGGAACGCCAAACTGGCGTTAAATTCAACCCCGAATACAGACCCGGCGCTGATGGCAATCTAGCCATCAATCACTTTGTCACAGTGCCCAGAGACGGGCATACCATTTCTGTCCCTGCCTGCCAAAGTAACTGGGTCACACCTGAAATATGGTATCCCAACATTGTGCGCTACAATCCTATGGATCTGGAACCAGTGGCCAACATTGCACGCTCGCCCCTGGCGTTTTGGGCCAATCCCAAGTCGTCAATTAATACCCCCGATGAGCTGATAGCAGCTATTAAGAAAAAAGAACGTGCCATTACGTTTGCCATTGGCGGCGGAGGGCACAAACTGGCGGTAGAATATCTTGCCGCCAAACTCGCAGTGCCTGGTGGTGATCGCATAGAAACTGTGATGTACAAGGGCCCAGCCCAGGCTCTGATGGATGTCATGGGAGGACATGTGGAGTTTGGAGTGACTCCAGTGACCGTGGGTTATCCGCATGTACAAGCTGGCAAGCTCCGGCTGATAGGCATTGCTGACAACCGCCCCTTGCCCGGCTTAGAGTCTGCACCATTGATGAGTCGCGCTGCTCCTGGACTCAGCATACACGGCTGCTGGAACATGGTGCTGCCTCCAGGCACAGCACCTGAAATACAGAAATGGTATGCAGATCATTTTGTTCCTGCCATACGTTCGGCCGAAGCTGCTGCAAGATTCCGCGAAAACATGATGTACATCTCACCCGAAGAACATTCAGCAGCAGGTGTGCGAACAGCCATGAGCCGCCTGCAACAGACTTGGCAACCCATTGCTCGACGCATTGATCCCAACAAGTAAATGACAAAATATATTTTTGTGGCCGGGGCACCGGGTTCCAAATGGAGCTCAGTGGTCAAAAACATCTATTTCAGTGCCAGTATTGATCAGAGCGACAGCAGCAGTGCAAGACAATACTATCATGCAGCCACTGGGCAGCAAAGCCCCATGCACATAGGTGCTTATTGGGATCCAGGCATGGAATTTGACATTCCTGAAGATTGTTCGCAACTCACACAATCACAGGCCGAACACATATTTGATAGCCCTTTTTCGGGCACAGGCGTTAGAATTATCAAAAGTCATGTATTTTGTCTGCCACAGAACATACAGTGGCTCAGACAAACTTGGCCCAAGGCTCCTATTGTTTTGGTTCATCGTTTTACAGATGCATGCATAGGTTGGTGGTATCGCTGCGGCGGATGGGACATTGAGTATCCAAACTACCTGACCTATTATCAAAACAACGCCAATCTAGTGCGCCAGGTCGAGCGTCAAAATGCAGGTGTGCAATGGGCCATCAATAAATATCCCAGGCTGACTCCGGCTAGCAACAGTGAATTGGCAGCAATGTTGAATATACAACTGCCGGAAGCACAGTGGCAACACTGTTATCAAGAACACAATATCCAAGTGGAAATTATATGAACTTATCGCAACGCATTTTGGTCATGGGCCTTCCTGGATCTGGCAAAACATACTTTGCCGAACGTCTCAAACAGTTTTTAGAACACAACGGAGACATTTTCAAAGTCAATCCCAGTCGCATCATGCACTACGAAGGTATACCAGACCATGCCATGATGAAAGTCACTGTGGACTGGTTCAATGCCGACGATGTGCGCCGACGTTTCAACGACTGGGACTTTAGCAGAGACGGCAGAATTCGTCAAAGCCTGCGCATGTTTGAGTTTGCTATCAAGTGCACCGGAGAATTTGTGATCTGTGACTTTGTGGCTCCTCTGCCTGAAATGCGTCACAACTTCAAAGCTGACTGGACCATTTGGATGGACACCATTGATGCTGGTCGCTACGAAGATACCAATCGAGCTTTTGTGGCTCCTGATGTGTATGACTTCCGTATCACAGAACAAAATGCTGACAAGTGGGCGGAATTTGTGGGCACGCATATCTTGGAAAATCGTCGCAGACCCAGATTTGATTGGCGCAAGGAAACTGCCTTGCTTCTTGGCAGATATCAACCTTGGCACACCGGACATCGCGCATTGTTTGAACGTGCTATTGAAAAATCAGGTCAGGTTATTATACAGGTGCGTGACTGTCAAGGATGGAATGACAGTAATCCTTTTGACTTTGAAAAGGTCAAATCATTTATTAAAAGAGATTTAGATCCTATCTATCAAGGACAGTTTGAAGTAATGCTGGTCCCTAATGTCACTGAAATAGTATATGGCAGAGATGTAGGCTATAAAATCACACAAGAGACATTCACAGACGAAATACATTCAATCTCCGCTACAAAAATTAGGCAATCTATGGGTCTAAAGTAAATGTTAGGATGTTGGCACGATAAATAAAAATATGGACTCTTTTGTTTATCGTTGGACTAATACTACTCTCGGCAAAATATACATAGGCTGGCACAAGGGATCAGAAGATGATGGATATATTTGTTCGTCGGCTTCTGATAAATTCTGGAAAGACTTTAAAAATCCTGATTACAAGTGGAAGCGAGAAATCTTATTCAAAGGCACAATGCCAGAATGTCAATTATTTGAATCGCAGTTGCTAGATAATGTTGATATCACATCAGATGCTATCTATAATAATAAAAATAATTTAAGGTTCAATTTGAATGATGAGGTGCGTGCTAAATTGAGATTGGCTGCAATTGAAAGAGGAAAAAATCCAGAATATCGAAAAGCGCAGGCTGAGAGAACAAAAAATCAATGGGCGACCAACCCAGAACGCAGACGACTACAAAGCGAAAAAGCAAAACAACAAATAATGACCGATGAAATTAAAGAAAAAATTAGACACGCACGGTCCAAACAAGTCATTACAAAAGAGTCTCGAGCAAAATCAGCAACAACAATTAAAAATGCTCCCGATGTCAAATGTCCGCATTGCGGTTCAACTGGCAGATACTTGGGCAGCATGAAAAAGAAACACTTTAATAATTGTATTCACAAACCAGGTTTGAAATGAACAAATACCATGTGAGATTTAATACCAAACACAATGGTTCAAATCTCGTATGGCGGATATTTGAAAACGGACAAGAACATTTGGCGTCAGACGTGCGTATTTTGGGAGAAACATTTACCGAATGCACTCACGAACACGGCGAAACCAAATGGAACATAGCCTGCTTGGGCAGAATGGTCTGGGTTGACACTGTGGCCGTGATAGTGACCGGCAAAGACTAGGTCGATGCAAGCTAAATATCTGCATGTGGATGCTGCAATTTTTACCCGACGCTGTGATACTTTGGTTCTGTAACATTCTTTTGCTGTTAGGCGTTGGCCTCACAGTGCTGGGCTTTTTTGTCCATAAAATACCTTTTTTATATCAATACCAGCTGCCGTTCAAGATAGCAGGTGTCGTGCTGCTGGCCGCTGGTGTTTACTTTCGTGGCGGCTATGCTGTGGAGATGACCTGGCGCGACAGAGTGGCCGAATTGGAAAAACAGCTGGAAGTGGCTGCTGCCAAAAGCGCCGAAGTCAACACCGTGATCAAAGATCGAGTGGTGTTTCGTGACAAAATAATCAAAGAGCAGGGCAAAACTTTGACCGAGTATGTTGACCGTGAAGTGGTCAAAGTCATCCCAGCACAGTGCGATCGATTGCCCGCCGAGCTTATTGATATACACAATCGTGCTGCACAAATGAACAAAGTGGTGGAGGAGCTCACCCAGAAAGATGCCAAATGAAAATCTTGGTAGTTTTACTAACCGCGATGTTAACAGCCTGTGCTACTCCTGTGCCGGTCAAACAAACCTGGCCTGCAGCACCCACTGAAATCCAACAGCCTTGCCCGCCACTCAAGCAGTTGGAAAGCAGTGCAACCATGAAAGATCTGTTGATGACTGTGATTGAAAATTATGCTGCTTATTATCACTGTTCTAGTAAAACACAGTCGTGGCAAGATTGGTATCGTGAACAGCAAAAAATATTTGAACAAGTCAACAAAAAATAAGGAACTGCCATGAGCAAATGTATTCTCACACTGGACCAACTCAAACAAATGGTCAAAAACCGAC